AGAGGAGATTGACTTTTGTATTGAGAAGTATAATGTACCAGAAGATAAATTACCAAGATGTAATTATTATTTAGGAAATGATATTGCTGGAGAAGGAGAAGATGAAAGTGTGTTTATTAGTTTATTATACTTAGAGAAGATGCGGGTTGTTGATATAAGTAGTTTAGCTAAGAACAAACCAAGAGAAGTTGTTGCAAAGAACATGGAACTATATGAGAAATATGAATTTACTAAAATGTGTTTGGATAAAACAGGAATAGGAGAAGGACCAGAAGATTGGTTAAAGGAGGAGTTGGATAAGAAAAGGATAAATGGTAGTTCGATTGTTGAAGGAATAAGATTTTCAATGCAATCTAAACTTGACATGTATAGTAATTTAAAAAAATTAATGAACCAGGGTAAATTAATAATTCCTAATCATAAGAAACTAATTTATCAATTGTTAGATTTAAGATATGAAATGACAACAAGTGGTGGAGTTAAGTTACATCACTCAGAAAATAAGCACGATGATTACTGTGATGCATTGGCATTGGCATGTTGGGCTTGTAGAGAAGAAACAGATTATAAACCCTCTATTTATTAGGGGATTATATTTAATTATATAATTTAATTATATATATTTTTAAATTATAATTTATTTAGTTTCTTTATAATGTGGTTCTTTAATAAACCAAAACAAACAAGCATAGAGACAATTGATTATAGTCCTACTATTAATGGTGGTGGATTAATTCAGACGTTGGTAGAAAAGTATAAGGGGCTAGTAGAAAATAACAACGTTAAGTTTCCCGATGAATTGGGAGAAGCACACCCATTTGATTTTAAGATAATGGAGGGGTTATATAAAAAATTTGGTTTATTTACTGCGGTTATAGATAAATATGTTGATTTTGTAGTTGGTCCTGGTTTTTATATTAAATGTGAAGATGAGAGAGCTAAAGAAATTATTGAAACATTTATGACTGATGTTAACTTTGATACCGTTCTAAGACATTGGATAAAAGAGGCGCTGGTTAAGGGAAGTGGATTCTTAGAAATTGGTGGTAGTAAGAATGGGGAAGTAAAAGGATTAAAGGTTCTTAATGCTGATTATATGTATGTAGTAAGAAATAAGAAAGGAAAAATTTTAGGATATAATCAATATATCGGGGCGTTTGATAAGTTTTCTAAAAAAAAGACTATTAATTTTAACTCGCATCAGGTTGCGTTCGTTCCATTTAATAAAATTGGTGATTGTGCTTATGGTTTAGGAATTGGTTATCCAGCAATTAAGAATATGGATAATTTAATTCAACAGGAAGCAGATATGCATTATTTAGGACATAGAAAAGCAAATACTCCTCTTCACATTAAGTTAGGTAAAGTTGATGGGAATATAAAGATAATCCCTAAGACAGAAGATGTTGACGCATTCGGACAGAAGATTGAAACTATGAACAATAAAACGGAATGGGTTACTGATGATTTAGTAGATATTAGTACTGTTGATTTTGGGAACGTCGGAGAAAAGTTTAATTTAATGTTAGAACATGATTTAAATATGTTATTTTATATTTTTCAAATACCTGCTGTTCTTATGGGAAAGGCGAACATACCAGAAGGATTAGCAAAGGTTCAGCTAGATGCATTTCAAAGAAGAATTCAATCTATACAAGCAGAAGTAGAAAAGGTTATTGAACAACAGATTTTTAAGAGAGTATTAATGTCAAATGGGTTTAATAAAAGTGCAGATGGAAAAGCAGAAGGAAAAGATGTGCATGTAGAATTTGAATGGGGAGCACCGTCTATGTTAGAGATAGAAGGTAGAATGCAATTAATTTCGGATTTAATTAAGTCAGGAACAACTGGGTTTGCAATGAAAGATATATTAGAAGACGAATTAATTAATTTATTAAAATTAGATAAAGATAAATGGAAAGAGTTAAAAGACGATGAAGAAGAACAAGCAAAGAAATTTGAAGCTGAAAGACCTCAACCATTGGTTCCTGGACAAAATAAATCATTCCCTCAAAAACCTCAACCAAAAGTTGTTCAGCCAGTTCAACCAAAACCTAAAGAGAATACCAATGTTAAGTTGTTAGAAGACTTTGAGAAAATAAAAAAGAAGTTAGAAGAATTAGAAAATACTAAACCGGTTGATAATACAGACAAGTTGAAAGAAGAACTTGATAAGGTTAGAAATGAAATGAAGGAAGAGTTTGAGAAAAACAAAAAGGAATTAGAAAAGAAAGAAGAGATGGAAAAAGAAGAAGTAAAGAAGACTAAGAAAGTAAAGAAAGCTAAAAAAACAAAGACATTAAAGAAGCTAAAGAAAAGAGGAGTGTTAAATAATGTTGTTAAACATAAAGCAAGTTTATTTATTAAGACGCCAAAGATTAAGGAAAAATTAAAAGCAAGAGTAAACCCAACATACGAATATAAAAAATCATGTGCTCATTGTGAAGAGAGTTGGGATAATATAAATGATATTCAAGAATGGTTAGGGTTTAGTTATGCAAAGTATTTAGAAATGATTCTTAATTCGACCGAGAGTTATCAATTTGAATTCTTAAAAGGTGTTACTGAAGCAGAATTAGAAGCAGGATATTTAACTACAAGTCAAATAACAAAGGTTAGAGAGGCATTAAAAACAGGATTTGAGAAAGGTCAAGGTATTAATGAAATTGCAAAAGAGATTGATAAAAAAGCAGAGCTAAAAGATTTGTATAGAATGGAAGATGGGCAAATGAAATTAGGAGCGAGCGGATTACCAATATTGTCAAGAAGTGCAGATAAAAGAGCTGTTGGAATTGCGAGAACAGAAGTTACAAGATTAGCAAATATGGGAGCAGTTGAATATTATAAAGATAATGGAGTAGATAAGGTTACTTGGGTTGCGAGTTTTGGAGATAGGACTTGTCCAGATTGCGAAAGTTTAGATGGAAACATTTTTGAGATAGGAACGCAACCAGAAATACCTTTACATCCTCTTTGTAGATGTACTCTTACACCATTTGTGGAGCTGAAATAAAATGCAAATTAGTCACCCCACATTAGGAAGCCCAAATGCAATGGTTACTTCATATGCAGAATTAGTAGTATCTGCAATTGGGTGGCAAGAGATATAATGACATTAAAACATATTTATAAAAATTTATATCAAGACGAAAAAGGAAAATACTTTTTTGGAATGGAAGACGACACAATACCAGTAGTTGAACAGCAATCCTATCTTTTAATTTATATTTTAGAGTTTTTAAAAGAAATGAGAGAAGAAAATAGGGGGTTATAAAGTTGACAATGACGAGACCGGAATGTGTAGTGAAGAAGTGCCAGAATAACGCATTATTGTTGTTTGGTGAAAGTTGGATTTGTGGAGAATGCTATATGAAAATACATAGAAAAGAATTAGACCGAAAAAGACAATTAGTAGAAGAGGTAGAAATAACAGGATGACAATAAAAATATGTCCACATTGCGGAGAAAGATATGTTGTTGGTTTTGATTGTAAAGATTATATTCACGAATGTAATTCAGATAGTTTAACATTAGACCAGGAAGATGTTACTGTAATTGGTAATTGGTCAGATTGGTCAGGAAGCGGAAAGGTTCCAAAAGCACAAGTTACAATGCAAGGAGCAGAAAATAAGTTTTATGGAAAAGATATAGCATTATATGGAGCAGACCAAGAAGACCACACGAGAAGAGGATTAAGAGCATCAACACATAGGCAAAGACAACATTATGAGTATATTGAGGACGTAAAGGAGGACAATTTTATTTAATTATATAATTTAAAATAAATAATTTATAAAATAAAATAATTTAAGTTTAATATGCCTGAAGATACAGAAACTGACATTGCAAGAGAAGGTTTATCATTACAAGACTTTATGAATGATATGGATATGTTAGGAAACCAAACTAAGAACAGAGATTTAATTAAACCAAATTTTCATTACGGTGATTTATCTGTAACAAACTACTTATTGTGGTTAATACTTGGTGAATTGACCATGTCAAATAATAATTAATAAAATGGGAGAAGTAATTATAAGCGCATCCGGACCACAGTATGGAATGGTAGTTAATTCAGATGGTTCTATTAATACAAGTGCTACTAGTTCTGGTGCTACTGAAGTAACTCCTTCTGGAACAGGATTTAATGATTTTACATTAAGATATATTCAAAGAATAGATTATCAAAACGAGATGCAACCGGTTTATATTGGACTAGCAGAACCAGGAACAAATTCAGGAAGCTCAAGTTGGCAGATTAGAAAATATTCTTTTTCTGGAGCACCGTCTATGGTTACAGCTGTTTTATTCGGTTCAGGAACAACTGCTTTTGATAAAGTTTGGAATAATAGAAGCGGTACAAATGAGGTATATTCATAATGGAAAAGAGAATAAAAAATATTTTAATTGCTTTAGGAATTGTTTTAGGAATGATTTTTTTAGTATCTGCTTATCAATTGGCTACTGTATATAATCCGTGGACTGGTAAATTAGATTATATTGTTTCTTCAAATTTTAGCGGAGATGTATTGACAGGCGGAGATATTATTTCGGAGGAAAATGTAACAATAGAAACAGATGGATATATTTGTTTAGACGGTAAGGCCTGCACGAAGTACATTTTTGCGAACTCAACAACTATTGTTATACAAGGTTAAAATGGCAAAAAGAATTTATTCTGAAACAGTAAAGAAATGGGCAAAAAATGTTGGATATGCCGGCGGAACTATGGCTAGTTTAATCTTTCTTTATTTATTTGCTATTGGGGCCATTTCAAATGTTTCTTTTTCTGGAGATATGGTTTGTGCTGGAACCATTGATGACCCTTGTTATGCATTTATTAACTTTACTGCGAATGAAGATATTTTTATCTATCCTACAGGATATGACCCGTGGGGAAGAAATACTTTGTTTAATTTTGAGCCAAACGTTAAATCATGGAAGTTAGAAAGAAGTTGGGGAAGTGGATGGAGAGAAATAAATTTAAATGATACTTGTAAGGGGACGTGGTGTGGAGGAAAATATGGCACTACGGACAATGCTTATTCTGTTGCTTTTAGAAAAGGAAAAGATTATCAGATAAGAATTACGGCTCTTAAAATAGACCCATTTCAAAATATTAAATGGGGGGCATTTAGTGGAGTGGATGAAATAGACCCAACATGGATAGGAGTAAAAGAAGTTTTAATTTCCTCAGGACAAGAGTGTATTGATGTAATGACCAGAAATTCATATTCTATTTATAAAAATTCAAAAGGACAATTAATAAAGAAAGGATTACTAACTTCTGGAGAAGAACTATATGCTAATTCTAATTGTTTAAA